GGCCGCCTTCAAACGACACACGCCAGCCGCCGCGCTCTGGCCGCATGAAGCATTCGATCTCCGGCTTGCAGCCAATGTCAGCGGCAAACTTGCACATGGCATCGTATGCGGCCTTGGCGCGGCCCTTTGGGCTTTTGCGCTTAACAGCGGCCAACGCCACACGTTCGGCCAGCATGGTAGAGCCTTCGCCGTAGTAGTAGCCCTCGTTTTTGAAGGCGTATTCTAGGTTCAATGTGATTGCTTTAGTCATGGTTCTCACTCCAGTTGAATTGATTAATAGCGGCCAGCCATAAAGTCAGCCATTGCCTCGCTGTCGCTGTGGTCGCTGATGAGATCCTCATCATTGCCCCACACCAGCCAGATGTTGCCGATGACTTCGCCAGCGGCATCGCGCAGCCGCAGCATATCGCTGTCGGTGCTGCACATGGCTTCTAAGATAGCGCGGCTGTCGGTGCTGCTCTTCAGCGGCCATTCCTCACCGTCATAAACTGAGATAGTCCAGCCGTTCGCCAAGGCATCCTTGACGATCTTACGGGCGATGCGGGCTTCGTGATATGTGGCGTATTGTAGTGCTGTGGTAGTCATGGTTCTCACTCCAGTTGAATTGATGTTAGGCCCAACGAACAACAGAATGTTTGCGGGCTTTGACGCGCACAAATGTCATGCCAGTTTCGCGGCATATTACTGTGGCGCTATCATCTGCATGATGGATGACAGCCGAACCATTGCAAGCTGCATAATGCTTGGCGGCTTGCATATAGCCCCAACGACGATTGTTCGCTTTGGCATATGAGCGCCAGTAGTTAACTGAGCCAGTATCGTGTGCGTATGTTTTCAAGGTAATCATGGTGTCTCACTCCAGTTGCTGTTTAACTACCCTCTTAATGGCATAGTTTGAGGGCATACACCAAACGATATTTTGCCCTCTAATGTCGATTTCCTGATTTGCAGCAAATTGTGTTGCATTTCTGCACTACCCTCTAAAACCGATTTTAAGGCCCGTACAGAGCAATAATAGTTTGAGGGTAGGTCAGTATGGAAAGTGGTCGAGTCTGAAAAGGTTCTGGTTCTGTTCTGTTTCTGTTCCACTGCTGCAAATGACGTCCCGAATGACAACCAAATGACGTCCCAAATGACAACCGGTTAGAGCGTAAATAAATCTGTGGATAACTTACACAAAATGGACGTCATGGGACGTCATGAGGGACGTCATTGTTTAGGGGCAAATGACGTCCGGATTATTGGCGGAATTGCGCGGTTCTGGAATGCTAATTGTCATATTGCCATTATATTTGTTAGAATTCAGGATTTGTAAAAAGGGTATCTATATACCCGTGTAGCAACACAGCACTCCATTCGTCGGGGACTTGGCGTTTTCGAAATCATGACGTCCCTTACTGTATTAACACAGTAACACACCTAGCCATTTGTTCTCATGTTTGACGTTAACGTAAAGCAATTCTTGGGTGACTTGGAAACGCATGGCAATATGACGTCCCTTAGTGTATTAACACACTAACACACCTAGCTAGCTAGAGATGTGTTTTTTCCAATCCGCGCAGACGCAGAACGGGAAAGGCCATTCCTACGCCAGCAGGAACATAAGCAGAACGCTTATCACTGTGTTAACACAGCAACACACCTAATGCTGGCAGCACTGTGTTAGTGTATTAATACAGTAAATATTTGGAGGGGGTGGGTAGGGCCGGTGGGCCGCGTGACTGTCACGGGAGGGATCGCAAACAATTTTTTTATTTCTAAATGTTGCAAGCCAGACAATTTTTATTTTTTTTGCAATCCGGTTTGCAACACACTATAGTACGCCCAATGACTTTCTACTCACTGCCATTTACACCAGAGCGGATGCAGGCCACCGAGTCGCGGCTGGAGTCTATCTATGAAGCTGCGCGCTACGGGCTGAAGGGCGACAGCCTAGCTATGGCGTCCGGCATGACCCCGCGGCAGTTCCGCGTGCTGGCAGAGTCTGACCCGCTGGTCGAGATGGCAGAGATCAAAGGTCGTGCCGACGGCGAGTTGACTGCGGCCAAGACTATGTACGAAGCGGCACGCGATGGTGATGCTAAGGCAGCACTTGACATACTGAAGCACAATCATGGCTGGGTAGCCAAGCAGCAGATCGACGTAAACATCGACCAACAGATAAGCATCACAGGCGCGCTAGAAAAAGCACAGACGCGCGTCATCGAAGGGCTGTACACAGAACTGCCCCGCCTAGAGGACAACACATACCATGCAAGCACCGATATACTCAGCCCAAGACGAGATGGAGTTGATGGCGCGGCTGTGGTCGCCGACGCTGAAGGATGACCCGCTAGCGTTCGTACTGTACACATTTCCGTGGGGCCAAGCAGGCACGCCGCTGGAACACTTCCCCGGACCGCGTAAATGGCAGCGTCAGATACTAGCTGACTTGCGTGACCACATCAAAGAGAACAACGGTAAGGTAGACTTCAGCACTGCGCGGCTAGCGATTGCGTCAGGACGCGGTATTGGCAAGTCCGCACTGGTCAGTTGGCTAACCATCTGGATGCTATCATCACGCATCGGATCAACCACCATCGTGTCAGCAAACTCCGAGGCGCAGTTGCGGTCGGTAACATGGGCAGAAATAACCAAGTGGCTGGCGATGTCACTTAACAGTCACTGGTTTGAGATAGCCGCCACACGCATCATGCCCGCCAAGTGGCTAACGGAACTGGTCGAGCGCGACCTCAAGAAAGGTACGCGCTACTGGTCAGTCGAAGGGCGGCTGTGGTCAGAAGAGAACCCTGACGCCTACGCTGGTGTCCACAACTTCGACGGTGTGATGCTGATATTCGACGAAGCCAGCGGTATACCTGACAGCATCTGGTCGGTGAGTGACGGCTTTTTCACAGAGAATACGCCGCACCGCTTCCATCTGGCGTTCTCCAACCCGCGGCGCAACACAGGCTATTTCTACGAAACGTTCCACAGCAAGCGGGCGTTCTGGTCAACGCGGGTCATCGACGCCCGCGATGTCGAGGGTACAGACAAAAACCTGTACCAGCGCATCATCGACGAGTACGGGCCAGACAGCTATCAAGCCAGTGTCGAAGTGTACGGTAACTTCCCGTCAGAAGGTGACGATCAGTTCATCGGCAGCAATTTGGTTGATGACGCCATGAAACGTGCGCCGGTCAAAGATACTAGCGCGCCCATCGTCATAGGAGTTGACCCTGCACGGTTCGGGGCTGACGCCACCGTCATCGCCATACGGCAGGGCCGTGACATCCTAGAGTTGCGGAGACACCGCGGCGCGGACACTATGGAAGTGGCAGGCCATGTCATCGACGCCATAGAGCAGTTCCAGCCGGCGCTGGTCTGCATCGACGAAGGCGGGCTAGGCGCAGGCGTCGTGGACAGGCTGAAGGAGCAGCGGTACAAGATACGCGGCGTGAACTTCGGCAACAAGGCTAAGAACCAGACGATGTGGGGTAACAAGCGCGCAGAAATGTGGGGCGCCATGCGTGACTGGCTCCGCACCGGACACATCCCGACAGATAGGTTCTTGAAGACAGACCTCATCAGCCCGCGGACCAAGCCTGACAGCAGGGGTACGCTGTTCCTTGAAAGCAAGAAAGATATGAAGTCGCGCGGGCTGGCCTCGCCAGACGCAGCGGACGCCATAGCGGTCACGTTCGCGTTTCCTGTAGCATCTACTGATCCGCGTCTGACACGCGTTGACAAGCATCGCACAAGAGGCTATTCTCCCGCAGGAATTTCTACATCATGGATGGGTTCTTAATCATGCCAGCTAAAAAAGGCTTATATGCTAACATTCATGCTAAACAAGCCCGCATTGCTGCCGGCTCTGGTGAGAAAATGCGTAAGGTAGGCTCCAAGGGTGCCCCTACAGCTAAAGATTTCAAAGAAAGCGCCAAGACGGCCAAACCAACTAAGAAGGGTAAGTAAATGGCAGGCAAAAAGCCAACAATGCGTGAGAACATTTCGTCACGTCCGACAGATAAGTATGGTAACCGCGCAACAGACGCCGATCTAGGCTTGAGCGGCGCTGGCGCTGCTGCCATTCGCAAAGCAGCCGCTGAAAAGATCATGAAGCGTGAAGGCACGACAAACCCCGGCGGCGCTCGCTCAGCAACACCCATGCCATACAAGCCGGGTAAAGGGCCAGAACTTAAGACGCCCATGCCATACAAGCCGGGTAAAAAGCCAATACTTATGACCCCCATGCCATACAAGCCAGCTAAACCTGCGGCACCAAAAGCGCCGCAAGTCATCCGCACTACTACAAACATGAAGCCAACACCGTCGGGCAAAAAGCGTTAATCATGCCCCTTAGTAAGTCACCCAGCAAAGCTGCGTTCCGCAAGAACATCAAAGCAGAAGTAAATGCGGGTAAACCTGTGAAACAAGCCGTCGCTATCGCCTACAGCGTGAAGCGCGCCGCCAGCAAAGGCAAGAAATAATCTATGGCCGACCCCACAGGCATTGAAGCGGCAGGCAAAGTCGCCAACGTAGGATCGAACGCGCCTAAGACAACGCGCGACGATCACGATAAGATGGCTACCATGCGTAGCCGTCTTACGATGGCGCAGGCTGCGTATTCAGACAGCCGTGAGGACGAACTAGACGATCTACGCTTTATGGCCGGCAGCCCTGACAACCAGTGGCAGTGGCCTGCTGACGTGCTGTCAACACGCGGAAGCGTGCAGGGTCAATCTATCAACGCACGTCCATGCCTGACAATCAACAAGCTGCCACAGCACGTCCGTCAGGTAACAAACGAACAGCGTCAGAACCGACCAAACGGTAAGGTCATCCCTGCGGATGACAACGCTGACGTACAGGTCGCAGAGATATTTAACGGTGTGGTGCGCCACATTGAGTATATGTCAGATGCCGACGTTGCGTATGACACAGCTTGCGACAACCAAGTCACTTACGGCGAAGGTTACATCCGCCTGCTGACTGAGTATTGCAACGACGATACGTTTGACCAAGACATCAAGATTGGCCGTGTCCGTAACGCATTTAGCGTCTACATGGACCCCACCATCCAAGACCCGTGCGGCTCGGATGCTGAATACTGCTTTATTACTGAAGATATACTAAAGTCAGAATATGAGCGTTTGTTCCCTGACGCATCGCCAATTAGCACATTATATAGCCAAGGCGTCGGTGATCAGGGCATTTCGTCGTGGCTGCAAGAAGATACGATCCGCATCGCGGAGTATTTTTACAACGTTTACGACTCCGAAACGCTGCATTTGTACCCAAATAACCAGACTGCCAAGGCTAACTCGCCAGAAGACAAGCAGCTTAAAGAAATGTACGGCAAACCGCTTCGCACACGCAAAGTGGACCGAAAAAAAGTCATGTGGATGAAGACCAATGGCTACGACATTCTTGACGAGCGCGAGTGGTCAGGCAAATATATCCCTGTCGTGCGCGTAATTGGCAACGAATGGGAAGTTGACGGCCAAATATACATCTCTGGGCTTGTGCGTAACGCCAAAGACGCCCAGCGTATGTACAACTACTGGACCAGCCAAGAGGCAGAAATGCTTGCATTGGCGCCTAAAGCGCCATTTATCGGTTACGGCGGCC